GCTGCTGGTAATAAAAATGCCATAGTCTTACCCTGTTGCTTGAACCTCAAGAGTGACTCCCAATAGAGTCATTGGAAGAGGATCTTGTTGTGTGATTGTTACTTGTGCTGTTCTTGAATATCCTAATAGGGGGGTTTCCTTAATCCCTGAGAACTCCACTGGAGCAGCACCCAAAACACCTGTGCCTAATGAACGATCTGCTAACTCCTTTCCGTCAATATAAACACCTGTGGAATTGTGAAGAACTGCTGTAGCTCTAACTATTCTTCTCCTCCTGGTGCGAATAGGACCGGAACCATAGTTGAGATTAACTGGCATCGTCTTGATTGTGGGATTGAAGTTTAATCCTACCTCAATACTGGATGCGGTACGAGAGAGCGTAATGGAGCCACCAGAAGGCGTAGCGTTTGCCATAACAGCACCATCAGCCTTTACTCTACACTCCTCTCCGTTAAGATGAGAGAGTCCTGATACGGTAGCACTGGCTGGACTATTCGTTACGATCTTACCTGCATCAGTGTAGTAATCATGATCTAGTGCCTCCACATGATAAACAGTCGAACCGTTGATGGTTCTTTGAATATAGAAGTAAGGAATGTCCTCAACTACAGCCACATCCTTGAAACTTCCAGTGGTTGAATACTTTGCCCAGGCTGTTACCTCTTCTGCTCGGTTGGTATTCAGTACGGCAGCAGAGCCATCTCCATTCACTACATAGAGATAATTGCCTTCATTGGTAGTGTCTCCAGATTGACCAGACATCGAAACAGGACTGCTAATTAGATGTGGAGCAAGAAGATTAACCTCTGTGGATACATAACTATCCTCCGTATAGGTAAAGAGGAACTCCCTTAATTGCTTCCCATTGCCCTGGATGAACATGGTAGCACCGTCTATATTAAGAGGTCTTACGTTGTCCATTGATCCAAATCTGGTCTGACGTGAGACTCCGATACTTGAAGGCTTTAATGGAGAACCGGAAGCATAGAATTCGCCCCCCGTTGTGAAGATCTGTAAGTGCCTGCCAGACACAAGATGCTTTACAGCATTAACCTGATCGGTATCCATTGTGACATCAATGCCGTCTGAATCATCTCCAATACCACGATCAAAATTCCAGAAATCTCCCAAGACAGAACCCCACAGTGTTTGTGGTCTGCTAGTTGAGTTCGACAGCCATAGTCGTGACTCATGGAAGGTGACTGCTCCAGGATAACCATGCTCGGATGTCCATACAGGCTCCTCTAATGAGGCATCAGATCCAGAAATTGATGAATTGCTAGAGAACTCTTGAAGGATCTTTCCTGTAAATACGGTTGATGAGGTATAGCCTGTGATCCTGACAATGCCACCATTGCCTTCAAACATTCCTCCGTTATGCTCGCTAGTTACAGGAGAAGCACCAGAACAAGTGATCGTTACAGTATCACCAACTACAGGAGAAGAAGGACTTATTGAAAAGCTACCAGAATCATAATCTCGATTAAAATCGTAAGTTGGCTCGTACGGAAAAGATATAGTGGCAAGAGTCCATGTGGAATGAGAGCCGCCCCTAGTTATTGTTCTTGGCGCAACAGCATTATGCACGACAATTAACGTATCAGCACTCTGCGTCCAATCCATCTCTTGAATCTGTGCTGTAGTCCAAGGAGTAACTAGATAATTATTGCCTGTACCGTTGATATTGGTCTGCAAAACTCCGTCTTTGTACACATACATTTTTGCATTTACAAAGATTAAAAGGTAGGTCTGAGTTGTTGAGAACTCGAATGTAACCATTCGCACTGTCGATTCAGTATGAGTGGATACATAACGCAATCCTGGTCTACGCTTAATCCCCCCCTGGGGAAGGCATATCACGTTGGTTAGAGTCTCAGCACCCTTATAATAACCATCATAATCATGACGGGCAGTTAGACGCGGATCTAACTCACCAGCCGTAAATGATGTTTGCGCTGATATAGTGCGTGGCATCAGGCACGAATCTCAGTCAATGGTGAATGTTGGAACTCCACTGGAGGCGTAGCCTGTGAGTCAATAGTTTTGCTCTTGGTTAGCTGATCCTTGGTTAATGTCTGGAAATACTCCGCCTTTGTTGCTGAATCCGTTACAGGAATAGCAAACATGGAAGCAAACGTATATTCCATTAACTTAACAAAATAAGCCGGAAGTTCTGATTCATCAGGCTTGAATAGATAATCCAGCACTAATGTTGATTGATTAGTGTAGACCTTATCCTGATAAATCTCATAATCTGTGTTGCCTGTGTCTACATGCTGAACCAATAAGAAGTTAGCAGGTAACTGAAAAGCATAACTCCATGTATCCACCGGAGTTGATGTCAGCCTAGAAAGACTAGCCTTCGCTGATGCGAATCTCCAGGGATGTTTGGTTAGCAGATCTTCGTATGTCTGCTCGTATAGGTTAGAGGCAATCAATGCCCCTGTTGTATCTTCTGTGAAACTTGAGATCGGACTCTCACCAATAAGCAGAAGCGCATTGGAGGTAATGTCGACCTTTGAATAGGTGCTTACTGTAGCCATCTACAATCCCTATAGTAAAACCCCCTCCGAAGAGGGGGGGTACACTTTAGTCTGCGTCAGCTACGGAGATTGCTGTACCGTCAGATACATCAACCACGCTACTGGCATTAGACAAAACAACTACCAGTGAAGCAGTAGGAGTTGCAGTGTCATAACAATAGATCATATCGCCTACATTCAACTCAAGAGTAGCACTATTAAAGTAGCCACTTGTGTTGACTGTTGCGATTGCATCAGCAGACTTATAAGTCCAGATCTTTGGAGCGTCAGCAGCACCAGAAGAGGACAGGTTCAGATTTGCTCTTGCGAAAGCCATAACTATTCTCCTTATGCAGATTCGTCAATTTGGACTTTAACGATACCGTCAGAGTCGATGGTTGCAGCACCAGACTTCATCTTACCTGTAGACAACCAGGAAGTTTTAGACGGTACATAGTTCACCTCGGTAGAGATGTCGATACCAATAGCAAGACCAACTGAGGACTTATGGAAAGCGAAACAATCACGGATGTTGCCAGCCTTGGCAAGACCACCCTCAGTACGACTCTCCATCATTACCCAATTGAACCCCATAAAGGTGTCGATCTGACCAGACATCAGAACACGAAGAGCATTATAATCTGCGCTAGTAATGCCAGAGGTGTTCATCATCTTCTCGATAGCCTGAGCAGAACATACCATTACACGATCACCAGAAGGTACACCAGCGTCATTCAGAACACGGGAGGTCTGGGTGATCTTGGCAAGAGTCATGTTAGTACCGCCATTAGCGATAGTAGTACCAGCAGTCAGATTATCAAGAACCAACTGATCCATTCTGCGACCCATTGCGCCAGCAATTGTCTGAGCAAGTTCTACACGCTCATCAAAGTTGACCTCGGCAGCATCGAAGATGTCAGTATATTCAGGAGCAAGCCAGTTCTCAAGAGAACAGGTGATCTTGCTGTGAGAGATGTCCATTGGAGTGACATCAGACTGACTAGCCTTCTGGTTAGCGAGTCCTTTGCCCATCTTACGGAAGTAGTGTGTGTCGCCAACCACACCTGTACGAGTTCGTACGGTAGGACGAAGTTTTCCAGCAGTCTGGAAAGCGTGCTTAACTTCTGCATCAAATTGTGCAGCCGCCGCACTTGAAAGATTGATACTCATTTTTGAGTCTCCTATTACAAGTTAAAATTACTCTCTTGCAATTCGGGTTCCCGTAAAGCACGGACCGAATCTAGGATCTTTAACCTGATCCCTGTTGGTCCTCACTTTACAGGCTCCATTAGGAGGTATCCGCAATATGAGGTTGGTATTGCTACCATTTATGTCATGTATAGCGAAAAATAAAATTGAGTCAACTGTTTATTGCATGATCCTGTTTGCTGGAGCATTGCCATAGAACTCTCTGAACTTCTGCTCTACTTCGGAGCGGTAGGTTGGAGATTCGTAATAGCGTGGATCTGCCATTAGTTCCTGTAGTTTCTGCTCTGTCATTACAGACACGGTAGATGTCTGATCTGGAGCAGTTACTTGGGTTTCTCTGGACATCGAACGCATTTTCTCCAATAGAGAGAATCCGTCTGCTGTAGTGGCTAGACCCTGCAATGTATTAAACTCGTTCTCATCCAGGTTAGCTTTGCCCCACTTAACCATATCAGTGATGCGCTGTGTTGCATCAGGACCGATGTTTTGCAACTCTTGTTCCCTTGATGCCTGATCTGCTTGCAATGTTCCATTAACATATAGCTGGAACAGTTTGGTGTACCCTTCC